ATAGCCGCTGGTGCGGCTGTCTTATTTACAGGCTTGGCAACGCCCGCCTGAATCCACGCCTGAGCAATAGTAGCAGGCACGCTGATTGTAGAGCCGTCAAGCGGTAACCCGCCTACAAACTCTCCACGAGGCAGCGAGCCGTCAACATACTGCACTTCAATTTGGTCTGCTGTTTCGTATGGCTTACGCGCTGGCATTAATTGCCTCCACTGCTGACACCTCTACGGTGGCTGTCACTGTTAGGTAATCCATTTCATTCCATTGGTCATTGCCAATGCTTGTGCCCGTCACGCTGGCTTGCGCCACCGCGTCAGTGCCGTTAAGTGTAACACCGTCAATAAGAGAATCACGCAACCAGGTGCGCCACGCCATAAGGTCTTGGTACTTTCGCCCCAAGTCAGCCTGTGGGTGCAGGTACACCGTAACCGCAAGGTTGAGCGTTACCTGCCTATTTGCCGCCCCGTAGCTCACGCTGTCATCAGCGGGCACAATCACCGCTGCTGGCACTACCGCAAGATTGTCTGGCGGGTATGCGTGCACCTTGCGGAGTGTGTAGCCGGTAGGCGGTGTTGCCGCTGTTAGGTGCGCTGCGAGCGCGTTGATAATGGTGACATCGTTGAAACTCACCGCGCCAACCCATCGCGCTTGCGGAATCCGTCAAGCAGCACCTGCGCTTCAGGATGCAGTGCGCGTGTCTGGCGCAAAATTCCACCCAGCTCCTGCGAGCCAATAATGCCGAATGGACTTGTCCTAGATGACCACACAGCACCAGCCTGAATAATTGCGGCTTGCTTCACTGCGCTTGGAACTGTAGGCCAGCCAAATACGCCAGTTACCTTCACGCCAAGATATACCGCAACAGGGAATGCCTTAGGCGCTGGTGTGCTCGTATCAATCTCTGTGTAAGGCCAGCCATCAAGCGCAGCATTGCGCGGAGCAAGCACATAATCCGTTGCCGCCGTCCAGGTGGTTTCGTAAGTGCCGTCACCGTTATCATCAGTCTGCAGCTGGCTGACACTCACAATGTCATCAGTCAGCACATATGACCAATCACCGGCGGTGTAGTAGCGCGTTTCAGTTGCAGTGCCAAAGCCCTGCTTGCGGTCTGTGTAAAGGTCAATCAGCGCATCAGTTGCATCAAGCACAGATTGCAGCGCACCATCATCAGTGGTGTCAGCGGTGCCAATCCCAATAGCGCTCTTGAATTCTGCCAGCGTTGCGTAACTCATTAAATACCCCCAACTTCAAGTACGGTCAAAATCTGCCCGTTATTCTCTGCGATAGCATACAGGGTCTGCCGCTCCATTAGCCTAACTGTAATGTGTTCACCCTTGCGTAGCACAAAGCCATTGGCAAGCGTGAGATTGCTTGCGCCAATCAGCACATCCTTGGAGTTATTAGCCAGCGCGTGCAGGTGCACTTCAGTGCCCGCCACATAGCCCTCACAGACTGATGCTGCTGCCGTGCCTACGCTCATTTGCCGGCTGCTTAGGTGTTGAATCATTGGGCGCTTTTCCCCCTCTTGGTGCGCTTAACGGTGGCACTCTCCCTAGCCTCGTGGATTACAGCCGCCTCTACGGGCTCCGTAGGGGCAAATGCGGGGGTTTTAGCAGGGGGTACGGGCTGTGCGTATCCGTGCGCGAATAGAGCTAGAGCCTCTGCGTCAGGCAGGTCAATCACCCCGCCGCGTGGCGGCCAGGCAACCCCGTTGCGCGTGCCAAGGATTCGCTCAAGCATTCGCACTAGCATTTAATTTCCTTTCTAAGACTTAGGGGCTGGGCTTTCGCCCAGCCCCTTTCGTCATCAATCTCTAACTCTTAGAGATTAGACATTCGCGCTCTTGTAGCTCTTGACAGCCGAAGCCTGAACAAGACCCGAAGCACCGCGAACTTCGCAGCGGTACGAAACCAACCCAAGGTTGAATGCGTACTCTCGCGAAACATCAATGCGCACGCCGCCAACAAGCGCCGTGTAAATCTGTCCAAGGTCACCAAACAGGATTGCGCCCGCGGTGTCATCGGTCAGGTCAATAAGTGCCGCCGAATAAACTGGCGCGCCAAGGAGGCGGTCAGGATTATTGGAGTCACCTGCGCGGAAAATTGGCTGGCCCGTGGTGTCAACCAATCCCGTGACAACACCAAGCGTGGTGTCATTCATCAACCAGCCAGCCTTTGGAGCTCGGCGGTAAACCTGATTGACCGAAGCCTTAAGCTTTGCAAGGTCAGTGTAGGTTGGGTTGATTGACACCGTGCCGGAGCCAGTTGCGCCAATGGTTGCAGCTGCAGCAATTGCTGTGCCAGCAAACGCACCGTGCGCTACGGCCACTTCCTGGCCGCACTTATCCGCAATCATCGCTGACAAATCAAAGGCCGCATCGTTTGCAAGCTCATCAGAAACCTGAATAAGCGTTGCCCACTTTACTGGCGAAAGGTCAAGCTTTGAAAGCGTTCCGTCCGATTCCCCGATTGTGCCCGCTTCAGCCACTGAACCAGCAGTGCCTAGAGCCGTGACACGAGGAATTGAAAGCGTATTGCCGGTAGCAGCACGGATAACCGTGACGATATCAGCATTGAGGAATGGGTTGAACTGCCCCGCAATAACATTTACGCGGTCAGCAATGGTGACTGGATTGCCCAGACCCGTTGACTTCGTAACATCGCGGTACTCAAAGTTTCGCGTGCCGCCGGTGCGCGCAAGAGCACGAAGCTCCGCATTCTCATCAGCGTCAACCTTTGCAGCAGCCGGAGCAATCACAGCAGCAAACTCTGCGCGAGCAGCGTCAGCAGCGGTGCGGGCTTCGGTGGCTTCCTTTTCGGAGCGAATCGCCTGGGCAACAGTTGCTGCCTCAGCGGTAAGCTTCTCAAAACGAACCTGTGACTCGCCTTCAAGGGCTTCGCCCTTTGAAGCAAGGTCAGTAACGATTGACTGCGCTTCAGTCAAAAGGCTTGCACGCTTCTCGTGCAGATTCCTAATATCAGACATTTCTATTCTCCTATTCTCTATGTTTTTTTACTATCGTGCTCGCCTAGCGGGCTTACTCTGCAGCGGGCGCACTCAAAGGTGGCGGGGCTGCGGTAGCGGGGCTGTTAGAGCGTATCGTTTGCCAGGCGCTCAAGCAGCAACTTTGCAGCCGCAACGCTGGGGTCAATCCCCTTGCGCGGTGCCAACTTACTGCGTACCTGGTCAATAACCTCAAGGTCATCATCGCTGAGCGTTTGCGCAGCTTTGATTGCCTCAAGGGTAGTCATAAGGCGCTCAGCCTCAACACCGATTTTATCGGCGGAGAGCTTGCGCACAGCGGTGAGGCCAAGCGTTGCAGGGTAGGCTGGGGTTTGGCCAGCGCTCAACACGGAAACCTCAAACAGATTGACTTCACGAATGGTGCGCTTATCGCCCTGCCACTCATCCATACCCTTTGTCACCGAAAAGCCAAAGCTCATACCCATCGCAGCGGCCTCGTGTGTCAACTTAGAAATAACACCGGCGGCATCAGGGTCAGCAGGGTCAAGCTTCGCCTCAACGCGCAAGCCTCGCTCATCCTCTTGGAGTGAGAGCCGCCCGCTTGCAGTAGTGGCAAGTGCGCGGGTTTCATCGTGCCCAAACAGGAATGCAATCACCTTGCTGCCAGCGGCAGCGCGTGAGAGCGTGCGCTTGAATGCGCCCTGCGCAATCACCTCAGTGAATGGCAGCCCTGCGCTTGGTGTATCAAACAAAGCGGCATAGCCGCTAAAGGTCTTTTGCCCATCCTCAGTTTCGGAAACTGTGAAGTCACCCATTGGGAGGGCGCGGCGCTCAAACTCTTTCACATCAAACCTTTCATCATTTGCCAGCGTGTTTAGCACGCGGTCTGCCCATTGTAGGACTCTGTCTGTGCCATCAGCCTGTGTTACCTCCACGCCCCACAGATAACCGGCAACAGCGCCTGGGCCTGGGAAGTCATCATTGGCAGCGTCACTATTCTGTGGCACCCCCTCCCAATCGCCACGGTGGCGGAGAATCCACGCGCGCATACGCGTAACTTTGTCATCCTCAACCTGCCCAGCGCGCAGCTGGCGCGCTTCCTCAACGGTCTGCTCTTGCAAGCCGTCACCCGCGTAGCCATTCTCGTAATAGGTCAAGCCTTTGGCGGCAGCATCGCGGATGAACTCAGGCACATCAATTACCACGCGTGCCTCATCGTGCTCTGTATTGTCTGCGCTGTATGAGCTTGGGCTTTCTGCTGGTGCAGTTTGCGGAGCGGTTTGCGCCACCGCTTTCCAAGCCGCGCAATAATAATTCCTCTTAACATTGGCATCCCACTTTGTGCAATAGCCGTCACTGTAAAAGGCACAGTTTCCGCAATTCTGCCCTGCTGGTGCGCCATCCGTACCGGCTGGGCGGTACGCATCTGGTAGCGCTCTGTCAGGCTCAGGCTGGGCGCTTAGCACCTCATCAGGCGTGTAGGCTTTGATTCCCATACCCTCAGCGGCATCACGCGCCTCCGCGTCATTGTCAACCAAAAATAGGATTTCATCGCCATACTGCTCTTGCAGTTTTGAATACTTATATGCCTTAAAGGCTTCATTAACAGCAGGGCCGCCAGCCTCATTGAAATCTTGCAGAAACATCTGCGCGTATGGCACAGAGTTTTCATTAAGCCATCGCTCTGTTTCAGCAAATCGTGAAATTGGGCGGGCGCTTACCACAATCACCTCATCACCAGTATCCTGCACCCAACTCTTAAGCCAGTCAATGTAGGGCTGGTTTGGCGTATCGCCTGTGGTGGTAAGTGTGCCGTCAATGTCTGTGATTATGTAGCTCAAGGCTGCGGCTCCTCCCCTACTACGCCAATGTTTAGTGGCTTCCAATGCTGGTCACCGCCAACTGCGAGCCGCGGCAAATCCTCATAAGTGCGCACTTCATCTAGCGTGAGAATTCCGTTTTGCAAAGCAACCGCATAGGAATCCATACGCTCACGCTGCGTTGCTCGCAGCAATCCAGCGGTGTTGAACTTGATAAATGTAGTTTCTCCAACGATAAGGCGCTGCAAGCCAGCCTCAATGCGTGCAAGCATTGGAGCAAGCCCCAAAACTAGCCAGGCCTGCCCAAGAGCCTCTGCGCTTGCGTAGGATGTGTTGCCGCCTGGGTATTGCAGGTACTGAAGGGGCACACCATAGATACGGCCAATGCTTTCAACACCCCAGTGCAGAGTTTCTACAAGCTGCAGGTCAGAAATCTTTACGCTCATCTGTGAATAGTCAGCACCGCCGGTGAGCACTGCAACGCGCCAAGCGCGGTCAACACCCTCGTGCCTGCGTGCAAATCCTGCGCGCAGATTCTCTGCTTGGTCTGCCGTCAACTCACCAGGCACCTTCACCACACCGCCAACCGTTGCGCCCTGCTCGTAGAACTTCGCGCCAAACAATTGGGATGCGCTTGCAAGCCCAAGGGTTACGCGGTGGTGCTCAATTGGTGACATTCCACGCATATGCTCGCCCGTTGCAAACAGCGGAATGTGCACAATGTTTTCAGCGCCAAGGGTGCTGCTGCCTTCCTGTGTAGTGATTTTGTAAAGCGGCTCGCCCATCTCGCCGCGCACGCACTCAACCTTTTGCGGGTCAAGCACGCGGGTTTCAACAACTACGCCGTCAGGTGAGCGCAGCACCAGAATGAATGCGTTGCCGTCAAGCAGCAAGCTGGAAACCAAACGGTGCTTGAAATCAAATGGCGTGTAGTTAGGGTTATTAGGAATTGGCACATCCATCCAGCGCGGGCGGTTAACGGGTCTGCGCACACCAGCATCACGGATAAATGCGCCCCACGGCAGGCTTGCCACCGTTGAACTATAGAGATTCACCGCGGCCCATACGGCTCCAATTGCGGTAGCATTTTCCTGTGTGATTGAAACACCGGCGGTGCGTTGCGGATAGTCTGAGGGCCACCACGGTGCAACAACGCGCTGCTCAGTTTCTGTTTCTCGCCCAAGGATGCGGTCAATAATTCCCACTCTATTTCTCCCTATAGCTCAATGAACTGAACCGCAGGCGCAGCCTTTGGCGCAACTGTTGTTGCTAGTGTATCAGCACGGCTCAACGCCATAATAGCGGAAACAAACAAGTCAATCTTTTTATTGCTGTGGGCTGCCTGCTTGCGCACCATCATCCCATTTCTGCTGTAGTACGGGGTGGCATTGGCTGCGTGCCGCGCAAGCCGTGGGTCACCTGTGTGCCGAATCTTGCCATTCACCACCGCATCATACATTCCGCTGGTTGCTGGCACCATCCGTGAAGGTGTTTGTGGCATTTCTGCTACGGGCAGCCCACGCTGTGCCAGCGCCTCCATACTACGCTGCCAGCGGAATGGGTCAAAGATAACCTCCACTACATTGTAGTTTTGGCAAATCTCAATGATGCGCCCCTCAACCTCATCCATAGAAACACGCCACGAAAGGTCAGCGTCAATTGGGCGCTCCCAATGACCAAGCACAAATAGCGCCTTATCGCTCAAGCGGCACGCAACGGCTGCCGTGCTGTCATTGCTAAAGCTGCCGTCCACCGCCAAAACAATTGGCTCACTTGGCGCAAGGGTAAGGCTTGCGTCACCGCACGCATCCCACGCGCCTGTAGGCAGAAAGGCTGTGGCGCTATTCGTGAATTGGTTAAGCCGCTTAGTGCGGTACTCGCTCTCAGGTGTGCGCTTGCGCGCACTGCGCAAATCCTCAAGGCTCAGAATTGGCTGCTCGCCAAGCAGCCCAGGGTTAGCCTCGTGCCAGCGGCTTTCATCCTCGTAGGCATCCTCTGCCGCTTCCCACCACGCCATACCAAGTGTGGTGTCATCAGACTCACCGGCAACGCGCCGCTTTGCGAGCTGGTAAAGCGTGTAGGCAATGGAGTCAACGCCTGTGGTGTCAACCTTAGGGCCAGCCGTGGTGATTGCCACAAAGAGCGGGCTACGCCTTGCACCCATTGAAAGGCTGAGCACATCAAACAGCTCACGGTTAGGCGCGGCAGCCAATTCGTCATAGAGCACCAGCGAAGCGTTTAAGCCCTCCTTGCTGTACGCCTCTGCGCTAATGGCTTTGTATACGGTGCCCGTACCCTTAAACTCCATAGCATCGCGGTACAGTTTGATTTGTGCGCCCAGCTCTGGGTTTAACTCCACTGCCCGCTTGGCGTGGCTGAACACCAGCTTGGCTTGCTCGCGCTCATTGGCTGCGCTTAGAATCTCCCCGCCCTTATCCCCATAAAGCCCAAAGAAAATAGGCAGGGTGGATGCCAGCGCGGTCTTACCATTCTTGCGTGCAACGCCTACAAGGAAAAAGCGGTGCGTAAAAGATAGGTCAGCCTTACGCGCCAACAGGTGGCGGAGTAGGCTGCGCTGCCATTCCCTGAACTGCAACGGCTCACCTGCGAGCCCGCCCAGTGAGTCTTTGGCAATGGGCACCAGTGCCTCAGCGAAATCCGCAACCACATCCCCAAGGCTTCGCTCAAGGTCAGCGGGGTCTAGCGGGGTCAGCCAGCGGGGTGGCCATCCTTGCCTTGCATCCTGCGCCGAAACTGCTCTACCTTGCTTACGCTTTCCACCATTGCCAGCCCTAGCTTGGCGCGGTCTGCCGGTGTCAAGCCCAAGTGATTCATCCACTTTCTAATTTCCCCCTCTTGGGTTGCACGCATTCCAACTGCTGGATTGGCATAAGCATAGCCTTTGTCTGTTTGTAACACTGCCCCCTGCTCTGCAACCTGCTTGCTCAGCTGCGCGTGAAACTCCATCGCCTGCACCAGCATCGTCAGCGCCTCGCGGTCACTAGCGGCAATCCAGCCGCCAGCGTGCGCCAAGATTCGGTGCCAAGCCTCCAGCGCCACCACACCCAAGCCCTCAGGCGGTGGCAATTCGGCTGCGCCCGTGAGGCTATTCGTTAGCGAAACTGTGGGCACGCGGTCAGGTCTGAGCGTGCCGCGCTTTGCTTTGACTTCGTTTGGAACTACTGCCTTAGGCAACTAAACCCCTACCCCCTGCAAATGACGGTGCGTGCGGAGCACTCGGCGCTGGATTCCCTGTGGGTGCGTGCGCGCAGATTCTAACCCGCCCCCCATTAAGCAGCAAGGTGCTCAATGAGTTTATCCATCGGGCGGAGCAGGCTCGTGCTCGCCACCAGAAAGCGCTCACGGTCAATGCCGCGGCTATGGTCTGGCAACTCTTTAACTTCCCACTGCCCAAATGTTTTCGTGCTAATCACCAGCATTGCCTCACTCACGCGGCTCACAAACACATAGGCAATGGGCTTGACTACCTTGCCGTGGTAGCCGCTCTCTGTGTCCACAATGATTGTGTTGCGGGCTTTGTAGCTGGATGGCTCCCAGTCAAAGTCAGGGCTCACACCCTTTACCTCAATCACCCGCCCATCAAGTAGCACCACATCCTTTTCAAGCGCGGTGAACCGTGCGCGGTCAGCCTTATCCTTTGCAAGCTCCAGTGCCGGTACGGTGTTGGCAATTCCGTGCACCGCAAGGTACTCGCCCACGAGCTCATTGTAATAATGCCCCTGCTTAAAGGCTGCCTCGTAATCGTGCATTACTTTCCCCCCTTCGCTCTGCGCGCTGCGCGGTTAAGCGGCTGCTGTGCCGCTGGTTTCTGGCGTGCGCTCATCATTGCAATGAGTGGCTTCCACTTTTCCTCATAGACGGTGTCAGCGTCATAGCGTGCCATTTCTGCTGCCACGGCAGCGCGGTCAACCTTCCCCGCTTTGGTTTCCTCATAGACATCCTGCAGCGCTTTGTAGATTGCCTCCACATTCGGGATTCCGAAAAAGGATTGCTGGTATTCATCCCACACGCGTTGCACCGGCACCTTGTGGCTATGCACGCCAATCAACTCAGCCTGTGCACTGAAATCTGAAACCACGCAAGGCAGGCCTGCACTCATCCCCTCCACGGCAGGAATCCCAAACCCTTCCCCCATTGAAGTCAGGAGCTGCACATCGCTTGCTGAATACATCGCGGCAATGGAACTGTCAGCGATTCCGTTACGCCAATGCATTGGGTGCGGGTAACGCACGCGCTGCTGGTCAATCCCAAGGTGCGCCACTAGGCGCGGAATGTTTACGCCTTCGCTAAACCCATTAGGCTCGGTGTGAAGCATCCAGTAGACATCTTTGCGGTCAGCCATCAAGCGGCTCATCGCATCAGCCATTTCACCAAAGCCCTTGCGCACGGGAATGCGCCCGCGGTTGGCCGCATTAGTTACCACGAGGAATGCATCCGCTGGAATCCCCATAGCCTCACGCGCACCCTTGCCTGTGTCTTTAAACACGGTGCGGTCAATGGCGTGCGGAATATAGGAAACCTCCGCGCGCGGAACTCCCGCGCTAAGCAGCTCTTGCTCGCCAAACTGACTCATTGCAATAGCGTGGTGGCTTCCCTCACGCAGAAACTGCAGCACCATTGGTGGCAGGGGTTTATGGTCTACGGGTGTCCAGCAGGCAAGGTTTAACTCTTTAAAGCCCTCAACACCTACGAGCGGCCACAAATCAAAAAGCACCACCCCAAACGAATCTGGCTTGCCCTCAGCCCACGCTTTCATATTCTCTGGCGCAGCGTCAATGCTGTAGCGCATCAACCCTTCAGGCAGGATGATGTGCCCGCTCGCGCAATTCATCATTACGCTTGCGCCGTGGTTGGCGCTAATCGCTACCTCGTGCCCGTCCTGCACCATCCTGTGCACCACTTGAGCCGATTGCTGGCCATAGCCACTTGGCACGGCACAGCTGTTTGAATACCAAGCAATGCGGCTCATTGTTCCCCCCTCAATAATTTTGCCCAATCAATCTTGCTTGGCATCTCATTGCGAGCATCAAACAGTGGAGCATATGATGCAATTGCCCACGCAGTAAATGCTGGGTCAATCTCTATATAGCCAAGCGCTATGTTATGCCTCCGGCATAATGCCCCGCGGACGCAATTGCCACAAGAGTTATTGCCTGGGCAGCAACTATGGCTGTGGTCAATTTGAATGGGGCCATTGCAGTCACTAATGTGCTTCGCCAAGCAACCACGAGCAATGTGCTGCTCAATTTCAGTAATCGTAATGCCATACCTGTAAGCGCGCTGCTTCAAATTCATAGCGTTGAGTTGCTGCCTGCTGAGCACCCCTCGCCTTCGCCTCTGTGCCGCAATTTTGTGGTCTGGGTTTTTAAATGGCATTGCTTCCCTCCCTCTATTTGTGCCGCGTCACTCTGCCGTGGCATTGCAAGCATAGTACCCTTAACGCGTGCTCTGGCACAATCAGCGCCCCGCCTGCGCTCAGGGGCTGGATATGGTCAACGGTCAGCCTCACCCCAGTGGCACCGCATCCCTCACACCACGGGCGCTTAGCGCGCACCTGGGCGCTCAGCTTGCGCCACGCTGGGTTTAGGTACGGGTTGGGTCTGCCCTGCTTCCACTTTGCTTGAGCTACGCGCCGGTGCACCTCGCAGCGGTTTCCGCCCTGTGTGAGTATTCCGCAATCAAGGCAGGGGCGCTGAAACCTCACGCCTTGGGAAACTCTGGCAGCGGTAGGAATTGCGCCAGCACCTTTGCCATATGGTCAACCGTGCGCTCAGTGGCATCCTCGTACTGTGGGCTGAACACTGCCCACGCAATCTCACCCAGCGGCTTTTCAAGATTGTCAACCACCGAATCAGCCTGGTGTGCATTCAGGTGTAGCAGCTCGTGAATCATTACCTCACGCTGGCGCTCAGGCTCTTGCCGCCAGAAATCGTGGCTTATTCGCATCTCAGCGGTGAAGGCCGCTTGGCTGGTAACGCTGATATCAGCCCAGGCATCAACATCGCTGGCATCTTGTGCAACGCTCACGCGCCAATGCGAGAGCAGCAAGGCAGCCTGCAGCTCAGCAAGGTAGGCGGTAAGCACTGTCCACTTATCTGCTGCCGATTGCTTTGCCATACGCCTCCCCTTAACTCTGATGATGGAGCGGGCGGGGAGTTGCACCCCGCGTTTAGCACGCTCAGGCATTGCCTATATGAGCCGCTGCATCTACGCCGCCCCGCCTAATAATAGCGCCCGCCGGTGGGAGGACACCACCAGCGGGCGGGGTGCCTGTGGAGTGAATCACAGGCGTTGCCGAATCCTACACTACGCCTCGCCTGGGCGCTCATAGGCGCGGTCAGCGTCAAGCGGTGCCTTGGTCTTGGCACTATCCGCCAACGGCAGCGGGCTAATGGGGCGCAGTGGGCAGGTTGCATCCCAGCACTTTGGGTAGCGGTCACGCTGCTCTGCGCCTACGCAAGTGCGGCACATTTGCTCAACCACTAGCTGGTAGCGCTTCAGTTGCGTAGGCTCTGCAAGGGTTTGTGTAATCGCTAGGGCATACGCCTTCACCCACTCAACCTCATCAAGTGTTGGCACCACGCCACCAAAGTAGCGCTCACGCATCCAGTGCACGCTGCGCTGGTGGTGCTCAGTCATCCCAAAGAGTTTGTTTGGGCTTACCTTCAGGCGGTGTGCCCATATACGCACCGCGTGCGAGAAATCGTCAATTAGCGCCCGCGCGGTTGGATTGCCTGAATGCTTACGCGTACTAGCCCGCGCCCCAGGCTTTCCAGTTTCATAAACGCTGCCGGTGATAGGTCTAGAATCCTGCTGTTTTTTTTCCACTTTCTCCCCGCATCTTTATTACACCTGCCACACCAGTCAACTACGGTCACCACCACGCATTTGTTTTTGTCATCCTGCCGGCAGACCCGCAGCATATAAGGTTTTTGCCCCCAGCGCCAGCCTGCAGCAGCTGCGTAATTGATTATGCCTGCGCGGCTGTACCAGCTGCTTTGCCCCTTGCGCTCTGCGTCATACCACGAGGCCACGCCGTGAGAGCGGGGTGGAGCTGCTGGGTTGAGCACTAAACTCAACGCCAGCAGCAGGGCGGTCATCAGTCAGCCTGTACGGTGGGCTTACCACCGCCAACAATTGCATCACCAAACCAGCGGCCTGCCTTGCTGTCAGCCCAGTAGAACAGGTCAGACATATCCCAGCCATTTGCATTGGCAAACTTTAGTAGCTGGCGGTCACCGTAAGCCTTTTGCTTGCCGGTCATATACTCACGGCACCCAAGGTAGCCAAAGCCCCCGCGTGCTGGGTTGAACATCAGCGCCTCAATGTGCGCAATGGTCAGCTTCATTAGCGCACCGCCTTTAGGGATACTGCAGAGCCCTTAGCGGTGACTGCATAAATTACTGGGCGCATCTGGTAACCAGTAACCCGCACCTTGCCGGTAAAGTCAGTGCCATTGAACTTAAACTTGCCAAGCGCCGTTACCACAGCGGCAGGGTAGGTTTCGGTGATAATCCTCGTTGCAATCCTTAGAGCGGTTGCATTCATTTTCTCACTCCTTTTGCAGCTCCAGCAACTTGCCGGTTTCCTCGCTGCTGAAGCAATCCTAGCACCCCTGTTGCAACGGTGTCAAGCCGTTGCAGGTGGCTTGCGCCACACATATACATACCCTGTAACAATAGGCTCAACCCCACGCTCAGCCAGCCACGGCAGCACCAGCGCGTGCTTACCCTTGCTCTTGCCCATACAGTCATCAACCGCAATGAGGCACCCTGGGCGCAGGCGGTCATAGATAGCGTCCAGCTCAGCGCGGTGGTGCAGGGCGCTGGCATCGCTGTTAGCCGTCCAGTCATAGGAATCCAAATAGAGCAGGTCAATGGTGCTGGCATTTGGGAATGTGCGCAGCGCCTCAACAGAATCCTGCTGGTGCACCTCCATCTTGCTTACCGCTGCGCGGGCTGCTGCCACGCTGTCTGGGCTGATGTCATAGGAATGCCCATAGCCGCCGTGCTGATTAAGCAGCCAATCCCACACCGCGGTGCTCTGGCCGTCACCTGCCCAGTTATCTGGCTGGCGCAAGCATCCTGTTTCAACAATGCCGATAGGTCTGCGCAGCTCAGCGAGGGCATCAGCGATAAACACAAACGCCTGCCACCTACGGGTTGCGCCTAGGTGCGGTGCAAAGCGCGCCGCAAAGTTGGCGCTACTCATCGGTTGGCTTGCTTACAAACCACTCTGTGAAGTCATCCAAATCCAGCACGATAACTGCGCGCCTTCGCCCGCCTCCAACGCCTGGGCTGTCACCAATCACCAAGCCACGCAGCTGGTCACTCTTTACGGGCACACTCTGCAGCCAATCCCATTGGCGCTCACTGAAGCTGCCGCCCACTTTACATTGCACCTGCAGCCATTCACCTTCACCGCCGGTGGCATCTGCTTTTCCGCCAAAGTGTCCAACACGCCTACCGCCAAGTTTCTCCGCCACAAATCTTTCAAACGCGTGCCCGCGTTGGCGGCTGTTTTTACCCTTGCGGCTCTTGGCTGGGTCAATGCCTTGCTTAATCGCCTCATCCTTGAAGTGCCCCATCAGATTCCGAACCGAACCCTGGTATCTCGCAGCTTCATCTCATTGATTTTGTAAGTAAAGCAATCAGTGCAATATAGTTTTTTGCCGTTGTATTTCCAGCTATGAAGTCTAGGCTTGTTGCACTTGCCGTCATCGCCAGCTCTACGCTTTACACCAATGCAGTTTTTCTTTTGCATTCCTCTCACTCCTTTTGCAGTGCAAACCTTTTGGTTTGCTTCCTCACTGCTAACACCATTATACCATACGGTGCAACGCTGTTTTTCCGTTTCACTAACTTTCACGCTCAACACATTTTTAGTTTGTGCGTAAAAAATAAATGGCACGGGCATTTTGCTCATTCCTCTAAAAGCCTTGCGAGCTGCGCGGTGCCGCCATCGCTCAAGGTGAACCGGCTCTGCTCCAATTCCATTAGCCCGTGCTTCACAAGGTCTAGGTTTGTTTTTCGGTTTCCAATTCCCTCGTACAGAAAAAACCAGCCTTCAGGCGCTACCGCATCAGCAAAGCGCTGGCTGAGAATGCACCACGCCCTGCCTCCAACCCCAGGCTCATAGCACCACGCATCAGCGCCCTCTTGCACCGCAATCACGCGCTCATCAAGGAATGGTGCAGCTCGCTCTATGCGGGTCATTTGGCGTACCTCTCTGCTTCCCGTAATGCCCAAGATAGCCGTGAGTAATTTGGCTGCGTGCCTTTTGTTTTTGCGCGTACAAAGTGCGTAACTTCTGAACTCACCCAATCCGCAGCCTGCTCAATTTTCATTATCTCGCAGGGCGCGCAGAGCCATAGCCAAGGAATCTTGCCATCCTTGGGTGGCGCAAATTGCTGCCTGCAAAAAGTGCAGCGCCATCGCCTGCGGGTCATTTTATGTGCGCCTTGTGCATCCACTCCAGCCTGCGCTGCTTGGGCTCATAGCCAATGCGCAGCACACGGGTGGCATCCTTGCCGGTGTCAATGGTTTGCCCGCACTCAGCGCACGGGGTAGGCGCAAACACGGGTGCCTTGCTTGCGCCGCCCCGTGAAGTCTTTACGCCTGCCATAGTGCCGCCCTCATAATCCACACCACGGTAGCAAACCCAAGCACTGCGTACATAGCAGCCAGCCAACCGCTGCCGCGCTTGCTTGCAGTGGGGATAGAAAGCGCAACCAGTATTGCCATCGTGAGCTGCAGCACTGCCAGCGTTACCCCTAGAGCGTTAAAGGTATTCAATGGGCAATACTCCCACTTACTACCTCAAGCCGGTCAATGGCGGCCTGCACGGCTGCCTGTGGGGTTTCGCCCTTAAACTCCAGCTCGCCATCAAGCCTATCCACGAGCACGCAGACAAAGCCGCCGCTTGGAACCGCCAGCAGGGCATCAAACTGATACCCCACCATTGCGCATAGCGTGTTCAACTGCTCAAACATTCTCACTCCCTCCATCAATCGCAGCCACCAGGGCTGCATATGCCTCTTGCACCGTGCAAGCGGTGGTGTCAATCGTGGCATCAAACGCTGCCCCCTCCCACCCTGTTTCAGTGATATCACCATTGCCGGTGTATTCACCAGCCCTACGCTCCCTGCGCACCTCAGCATCAGCGTGCACCCGCACAATGGCAATGCTTGGCTCAATCACGCGCAGCATTTGCACCTCGCTGGGCAGCCTTACATCGTCAACCACTACGGGCACGCCATTCTGCCAAAGTTGGCTATACCCCTCTGACCACACGCGCAGCCAAAAATGAAGGTCAACATCGCGGAGTGCCATCCCTACTTCCTGCATCAGCTCGCGCCCTGTGAGGGTCACCTTGCCGCTGAAGCGTTGAAGGTCAATGGTTTCGCCCTTGCTGACACCCTCGCGGTATGCCATTTGCAGCACGCGCCTGATGCCATCAGCAATGCCGTGCCGCCTGTAGCCGCGGTGCTCAACCAGCAACTCAGCCAAGGTAGTTTTACCCGCGCCCTGTGGCCCGATTAGGGCAACCGTGCGCTTCATAGCTCACCACGCTCAACCTTGCCGTACCAGACACTGATGCACTCCCTAAATGCCTCCGTGGTGGTGGCAATGAGTTGCGCCTTGCCGCCGATAATCTCGTGCACCGCGTGCACCGTCATTGCCGTACCGGCGGTGTGCCCTGTAACCACGAGCACGGTGAAGGCTGGCTGCTTCGCCAACTGCTCTAAAAGAATCCTCTGCCCTGTGCTCAACTGCTCATTAGGGCGCTTCCATTCCTGTACCAGAAACCTACCCTTGCGCTCACCGATAAGGTCAATGTTTGAGAAACCCCACTTTGGGTTTGCTGGAACTATCCCCTCAATGCCCGTGGTGTCAATGTGGGTTGCTCCCTCATTGCGCATCATCAGATACCGCCTCTCAAAATCTTGCCTACTTGCATTGGCTGTTTAGTAAGAGTGTCTTTCTCTTTCTCTCTCTCTTTCTCTTTCTCTATCTCAGTGCGTTGCATTTGCGTTGCAAAACCGTTGCGTTGCGCCATTCTGAACCTGTTTGAGCGCTCCGTTGCACTAGGGTCTACTTGATATTTAGAAAAGTTGTCTACGCAAATTCTTTTATTTGACTCAAAAAGTAAGCCAACCTTCACCAATGTTGATAAGTGCTTGTGCAGGTTAGCAGGCACCAGAGTGCGCAAATGCTCAATGCTGCCAAAGCTACCCTGAGGGCGCTGCCGCTTCGCCCGTGTCAACACCTTCAGATAGGTGAGCTGCGCCAGCGGTGGTAGCACCGCAATCCGCTCATCCTCATCCCATCCCACGCTCAACTTAATCCACGCGCCTTGTGCCATTTATTCCCTCCCTGTTTTGTGGGTGGTGGCGTAACCCGCCGCCACCACCCATTGCTGAACCCTAAAAAGGCAAATCCTCAAAGGTATCCTCAGGCACCAGTGCCGGTGCCGCGGGCTTGCTGTGGGCTGCTACCCACTGATTGCTTGGCTTATCCTTGCACCACGAGCCATCAGGTGCCTTGTGGCTCGCTGCCCAGAATGGGTTATAGGGCTTCCCCGTAGCTTTGCTTACCCCGCCTGGCTTCAGGCTCCAAGCCTGCCCGTGGCTGCAAGTGCCCTCAGTGGTTGACTCTGCAAAAATCATTGCAGCCTTCACTGCCAGCAGGTCATCGTTTGAAGGGGCTGTGACCCCCTCGCTAGAATGCCCTGCAGGGGTGGTTTGCGCCACGCTAAGGGCTGGTGCCGCTGCAATGTGGGGCTTGGTAGCCCCAGCGCTCTTATCGGGGCTGTAAAGGCTGCGGCCTACCCCCACCTGCGCCGCGCACCGGCGGAGCGCATCGCTCACCGCTGACTTCAGCGGCTCATCATCCTGCGGGCCATTGGGATACCCGTAATCTTGGCGGATTGTGGTGCTGCCATCAATCACCAGCGCCAAGCTGCCGTGCACCACGCACCTAGCAGGGTCAGCCACCTTTACCTCAAACTGCCAGCCAGCGATACCCAGCACATCATCAAGCCGCTGTGCAACTGCGCGGGCATCCGCGTAGGTGAACACCAGCCCAGCCCTGCCTGGGCGCTGCTTCAAATCCTTAGCCTCAAATGGCGCGCTAAGCGCCGCTGCGATTTCCTTGCTCATCATTCCCCCCTCTTAAACTTAAACACCCGCGCCCCAGGTACTTCCTGAGTTGCGCTTTGAATGATTTCCTGCGGCACCTTTGCCGCCTCCAGCGCCGCCTTGTAATCCACCTTGCGGCTTGGCTTATTCTGTTTCCAGCTGGCGTACCAGCCCTTGCCGGTAACGCCCACCTTATCCCCAATGGCTTCCTTAATCACCACTGCCAGATTCTGTAGGTGCTCATCAGCCAGCTTGCTCTCATAGAGCGCGTCAGCATACTGCTCAGCCACGCGCTCAATGCCGTCATCAGCGTGTGCCCATTCATCGCTGGCTTGCGGTACCACCTTTGCCAGCGTGTCTGAGTCTGTGCCAATCACCTCTGGCGGCTTGCCGCTGGCAATCAGCTCACGAAACTCAACCGCCTTGCGGTACAGCTCTTGCTGATAGTCAGGGTCAGCCATTACGCGCTCACACCTAAACTTCAGCCCACCTAGCAGCGCCACCACATCAACCCACGGTGCGCCTGTGCAGAATGCCTGCCACTGAACCTGTGCCACATATTCAGGCGGCACTGGGTACAGCTGCCAGCGGCTGCTGGTGCTGGTTTTCACCTCCACCAAACCAGGCTCACCCACCACCGTGCGGTCAAGGCTTGCCATTGCCCACGGGATATCAATGCGCCGCACAATGCCATTGCTGCGCTTCAACTTCCTGCCGGTTTCTAGCGTGTACCAATCAGCCACAGCCTGCTCAAGCAGGATGCCGCGGGTGGCAGCCTCACCTGCTGGCTGCTCGCCAATCAGCCCGCTCTTTTGTGCCCACAGCTCGTAGCGGGTTTTGTACGGTGACAGCCCTGCAATCACCACCGCATCAGTTGCTGTGATTCCATCCTTGCGCAACTCAAACCATATAGGTGAGCGCTGCGCGGCCTTCACGAATTCAAACACTCTTGCCATTTACTTTCCCTCCTTTTTTCTATCCTGCTTTGCCCACCCTGAGCCTTTGTATTGCACCGCCGGTGCATTGATTACGCGGGGCATAAAGCACCCACACTTTTCACAGCGCGGAGTAAGTGGCGCATCAATCGTTTGCAGGCGCTCATCAAGCGCTTTGCATACGGGGCACTGATACACATAGAGCGGCACTAACTCAACCACGCATAGATAAACACCCAGCCAGCAAGAGCAAAAAGCAGCTGCGCAATAAAGCGCAGTTTGTCTGCACGCTGCTCACCGCGCACCAAGCGCGGCACGCTGAGCGGGCGCATATCAGTGAGCACCACCGGCTCATTAGCCCTGTTCAGTTTCACTGCATCCCTCCCGCTGCAAGTAGCAGCACCATTGCAAACATAAACAGCGCCACACTCAGCGCCTCAGCAATCTTGGTAATCATCGTGCCACCTCCCACACCTTTAGCACCTGCTCATTTTGGGCAGGCCCCTCAAAGTCAACAATCTTGCCCAGCTCAATGCTCACCGTGTCAGCGTCAGCGCTGCGCTTAATCTGACCGGCAAGCTTGAGTGCATCGCTATGTATAGCCGCGCTCAGGTAATCGCCCACGCAATCGCCGTGAGCGTCACGCTCAACTACCCAATAACGCGTGCTGCGCATCAGCGCACCGCCTTTTTCACATCGGCAAGCAAACCGGCAATGCGCTCGCGCTGTGCCGTATGTCTAATGATTTCCCTTTCGCACCACACAATATTTTCTGCACCACTCATTGTGTTGTAGCTGGTAGGTACATAATCCGGCGAGCTGTAGCGGATAATCCAAATATTTAGAGCGTTAATTTGTCTGGTTTGTGCAGCCATTTTTCCGCGCAAGCTTTTAATCTTTTCCTCTGTAGTCAAATCGCTGGCATTAGCAATCAAATCCACTGAGATATGTGTGCCATCAAAAGCCATTTCTTTACTCCCTGCCAGGCCCACCGTTTGGTGGATTCACTCCCTGACTCCCCTAAGGTATACCCCCCTGCAACGCTTGTCAAGCGTTTGCAACGGTTGTTGCGTGGCTATTTTTTATGCAGGCTGGATAGTAACAATCGGAGGGTAGCCCCCGCCCGTGAGGAGGGTACGGGCGGGGGTCAAGCAGCCTCTCAGGGCTGCTTAGTCAATATCCTCTGAGCCTGCCAGCTCAACAGCCAGCGCAATGCAATCGCGGCAATAGCCCTCACCCTCAACCACCGCGTACCCAGCGCCTAGCGCAACGATAGACTCATTGGCTTTCCACACGCGGCTGCTCAGTCCACACACCTCACAGCGCCCCCAGGGTGGCGGCTCTTTGGCGGCAGCGTATGCCATTGCCGGTTAGCGCTTCAGGCGCTCTTGGTACACGGCAGCCTCAATGGCCGCCCCAATGGCTTCATCGTCCAGCTTGTAGCCACGCTTTAGGCACTCAGACTTCACCAGCGCAAGGGCGGCTGCCTTTTTGGCTTCGCCTTCCTCTGTGCCAAGTGTCTGCTCAATGGAGCGCACCGCCGTGCGGGCAATCGCCTCAACCATTCCAAACTGCTCAGCACTCATACGCGCCTGCAAAAAGTCAATCACCTGCTTGCCCAGATAGCCAAGCGCACCAATTGCTACAGGCACCAAGCCCACAATCAGCGCATTCAATAGGTCACTAATAATCGGATTCATTACGCGGCTCCCCTCTTGCTAATCAACACCATTGCGGGCGGTGTTGGAAACCCAGCATTGCCCTTGCTATCGCGCAGCACCTTCACCTCATCAGGTGTAGCCCAGCGCCCCGCAACGCCCTCTTTCATTGTAGGGCACGCATACTCCCAAGTTGAATTGCTATATGCCAGCACCACCCAGTGCCCGTAGGTTGCCAGCGGCTGCTTGCGCCAGTAATCGCGCTGCCACTTTGAGCGTAGGCGGTCTGGCACTACCTTTTGGCTGGCTTGGATATTCAGAATGAGGATGCTGCCAGCCTTTACCTGATTGCTCGCCTCGCTCCAGTCATAAACAATGCGTGCCTTCAGCCCCAGAATCTTTGCGGCATCGCGCACCTGCTTTGCGCTGGTGCCCTCTGCGCCGGTAGGCGTATCTACACGCCCAGCCTGCGCGCACGCCTTGTGCGCTGCCTTGGTGTTTGTATCAATGCCAAGGGCGGTAGCTGCGGTTGCAAGGCTTGCAGGGCCGCAATCATCCATAGCCTTTACGCCAAGGCGCTCTGCCAAGCCAAGCTGGGAGCGTACTTTTAGAATCATTTGCCCTGCCCCTGCATCCAAGTAAGCAAGCCGCCTAAGCCGGTCATCCCCAATAGGAAAATAATGCCCTTAGCGAGCTTCAACGCGCCCCTGCTTTCTGCAAGGTCTACCTTGATTTCGGTAAGGTCACGCTCAATGCGGTCTAGCCGCTTCAGAATCTCTGTGCTTTGGCTTGCGGTCATTTCTCTAACTCCCTCAGTCTGCTTTCAAGGTCATTCACGCGGTGCCAGAGCGCCGCAATCAGTGCTACAGGGTCAAGCGTTTCTGGCTTGCCGTCAGCATCATACCCTACAGCGTGCGTCAGCCCAGCCTCGTGAATCTCCTCTGCAATGAAGCCCAAGCGCGTCGCGCCCGCCTCATCCTCAATCGTGGATTCATAGTGGCGCGGCTTGACTTTGCGTGCCGCCTCAAGCACCACCTCATCGGCATCCACAATGTTTGTCTTGTAGCGCGCGGATGATGAGTTGCGGCGGAGTTGGCGGTTCGTACCAGATACGGTGACCCAGATTGCGGCGCTGGCCGTTGAAGTTGTAGTTGCAGGTTCATCGTGCCGCAATCCGTTTGCGCCAGATAGGTTTATGTTCGCTGCGGAGACATTGTTGGCAAAAGTTGATGAACCTGTGACATTTATGAATCCGACAACGTACAAATCATCGTCGGTCTTTAGTGCGTTTGCAGCAGAGCGGTACAGATTCGTATCACGCGTTGCGCTGCCTGAACCCCAGTTGAGCGTTCCGTCTGTCTCAACTAAGAATCGGTTGGCTGAATCGGCAGGGATTTTTGACTGAAAGACGGTGTTTCCTGCGGCGGCGCGGTCAACCGCAATGAAGCCGTCCAGAGTTAGTGCCTCCACACCAGAAACATTGACTGTCAGGTTGCCGTCAATCTCTGTGTTGCCGCCGATTCCAAGCGTGCCGCCATCGCCCTGAAGGAACATCGCTGCCGTGCCGCCGTTGTTCACCACCATAATCTCGTTGCCGTCAATGCGTAGGTTTTGACCGCTGCTCGCGCCAATCTGGAATGCGTGACCTGTGCTGCTCAGGCTCGCATCGGTGGTGTCAGATAGGCGCAGACTGCCTGAGTTGAGGCGCCCAGCAACGGTTCCACTACTCTGCGTGATGAAAACGCCAGTTTCTGCGTTTATTGACACATCGCCGCTGGTGTTGATGTTCACGCTGTCTGCGCCAAAAATGTTGGTGTCAGCGCCAAGGTCAATGGTTCCATCGCCACTGCCTGACCTAAGTCCCAACTCGCCAAAGTCAGCGGTGATAAGTGCTGGGCCGTGAATGTCTGGCTGAGTCCTATCCGTGAGCAGCAGTTCAGGGAGTCCGTTCGTTGCTCGCACCTCAGTCAGACTGATTTCGTTGGTTGCGGTCTGCGTCGCAACCGTTGCAATAGTGACCGTGACTTTCAGGAATGCCGCCGCCGCTGGCACTGTGGTGTTGTCAAGGTCAGGCGTTGCCGCGTAGAAATCTGGTGCGACAATGCCGCTTGCGGATGGCGAGGCGAAAAAACTAAATGTTTCAGCGGCTCCAACAAATGCTGAGCCGGTTGTTGTGGTCTGGTCTTGCTCGTAAAACTGACCAGATACTTGCACCGTTGCCTCAGTACCCTCAGGCGCGGCTGAGCCGTTTAGGAATGAAGCCTCAAGGTAGTAAGAGAATGAGCGAGAGGCTGACGATGCAACAGGAATGTAGCGTGTGAGCGTTGCGCTCTTGCCAGTCAGAGTGCCGCTGGCAACACTAAACTTGAGCAGATTGCCTGAGCCAACGCCAGTGTCTGGCACGATGGCGCAGGTGATTGCGCCAGCGCTGTTTACATCGGTGAATGTCCAGTAGGGCAGCGGATTCTCAGCGGTGATAGTTCCAGTTGAGTCATCAGGCGCAATGGCAAAGTCACCATTGGCAACACCGGCTTGAATCTCGCGCAGCGCGGCTGGCCCGAATAGCAGGGCTGTTTCACCAGCGCTGCTCGTGCTGACGAGCGCTGCACCCTGCTCGCTGTTTACGCCGCCCTCGTAGCCTCCAAGCGCCGTCAGGTCTGTGCCGTATCGCTCTGCCATTATCTACCTCCAAACTTTGAAAGCAGCGCGGCAATCGCACTGCGCTTTGTGTATTCTGCTTGAATGCCTACGCGCAGCTGATAAGAGCCGCCAGATTCAAAAGAGTAGGTGACGCTTGCAATGCGCAGAATTTCATTAAGGTCAAGCTCTAAAGCGGTCACCTTCACAAATTGGCCTGGCAGCCAAGCAGACACCAGAGAGCCTGCTGATGAGTAGCCCTGCACCAGCCCATATTCCCAATTTGGGTTTGCTGTCTGTGCAAGGTTAGCACCAGAGATATCAAAGGAAACGGTGCGCACCGGCTTTGAGCGCACCTGCATCGTGCCGCGCGTGAGACGTTGCACCTTATTGGAGCGAGCGCTCAGCCCAAAGCCGCCCACCTTTGGCGCGCTAAACACCTCTTGCGGGAGCGGGCCAGTGCGCGCAGTAAGCCCAGAGCCGATAAATGGCGTGCCGCCGTTATAGGTGCGAAAGTATGGCTGATTGGTAATAGGTCTTGCATTGCCATCGCGGTCAGCGCGCGAGTCTGCTGCCTGCACAAAAATACCCTTCACAATGGAATCGTGGTCTAGGGTCACGGAAAGATTGTGCGCGAGCAGGCGCGTGGCAGTACCAGCGCTTCCAGTGCGCGCAGCCGTAGGGTCAGTGACGATTTCGGCTGGCGCAGTAGCCGTGCCTGGCACAGTAATGGGGCCATAGTTTAGGCGCGCAGCTCCATCAACATAGAAATTGTATGGGGTGCCAGTTATCCCACTTGCTTCCTCTGAAATCTGGCTAATTGCGCTGGTTAGAGTAGTTGGCTTGAAATCCAGCGTGCCAAGCGTTACGGCTGTTCCAGAATAGACGGCACGAGTGCTGCCAGTGATAACGCTGGTGTCTAGAATCTGCCGCGTGGTTGCATCGTTTACCTGGTTGTGGATTCTGGCGAGCAGAGCATTAATGTGGTTACGGTCAGTAAGGCTATTGCCACTCTGCTTAAATGAACCCACGGTTTGGTAAATGTCTGTGCCCGTGTATGACTTTCTGACCAATGTTTTTGCAAGCCAGCCGTCAGCGTCGGCAACGCTAACCCTTGCCCTCGTGCCAAACCCGCTGCCCAACATCTCTGCATCAATGCCGGTGATATACCCAAGAAACAATGCCGTACCTGATGAATAGCGTGTGTCTAGAAATTGAACACGCGCATTATCGGGAATGTTGCCAGACTTCCACCACGGGCCAGCAATGGGGGTTTCAGTTTGCAATACATCAAATGACATACTGCCGCCGCCGTCAGCGCTTACATTTGCGCTCAGGCTGCCAAGCTCAATGTATGGGGTGGTGCCAGCAGTTGAGAGCGGCAGCGTCAGCAGGTTTGCGGTGCCGCCGCCCACGCCAGCAATTGTTACTGAATACGGGTTTGACATTATGGATAGGTGCGACGCGGGTTAGGGTCAAGCAATCCAAGATAGGATGCGGCTGCCTGCCCAACCACCTTTTTATCAAGCATAATGTTTGTCATAACCGTAGTGCTGCCCCCGCCCGTTGAAGCGCCAAGGCCGAATGCGGTGCTTCCTGCGGCTGCGTTTTGCGCAGCTGTTCGTGCTGCAACCGCTGGCGCTCTTGATGACTTATTGAGCGCGTCAATCACGCTTGCAATATTGTTAACCAGCCACTTAAGCGCATCAAAGAATGGCTTGGCAAGCGCAAAGGCTGATTCAATTGCCAGCCCAAGTGCCTTAAATGCAAAGGCAAGAGCGCCCTCGCCATCGCCCCAGAGCGCGCCGATAAGTTTGCCAACGGCAGTAAATAGACCGTCAGGGCCAATCAGGGCATCTGCCGCCGCCTCAAGCTCTGGCGAAAACTCCTCAACGATTGAGCCGGCAACCTCCGCCACGCTGTCAATCAACCCGCCCGGTTTGCCAATCTCCCCAGCAATATCACTGATTGCTGGCCCTACCGCATTTGCAAGCCCATTTGCAAAATCACTAAATGCTGGCAGCAGGTTTTGCTCAACAAAGCCCACCAGCTCTGTGAGCTTAGGAATGAACACATTGCCAACCTCAATTGCCACTGCGTCAAACTTATTGCCCAAAACATCAAGTTGATACTGCAGCCCTTGCTTTTGGTAGCTCAGCGCCGTATCGGTTGCGCCGGCTGCGCCCTTCATTAGCTCTAGCTCCTTGTTAAACTGCTCGCCGCCATTCTTTGCAAGCACGAAGGCACCGCGGATTGCACGAGAGTCGCCAAGCAGTGCAGCAATTTTTTCACTGCTGCCGCCTGTCTTTTTAATAAGGTCTGCCATAAACCCACTAAGACCCTTGGTACGCAGTGCCGTGGCGCTGAAGTCAAGACCAAGCCCCTTTGCAATGTCTTTTGCCTTTTTTGTTGGCTTCAGCACCGCCTGCATAATGGCGTTAAGTTGTGTGGTTGCGTTTGCGCCGTCAATTCCGTTTTTAGTCAGCACTGCCAAGCCAGCGCCAACATCCTCAAGAGAAACACCAAGTGGGGATGAGAGTGCGGTTACCTTACCAATTTCTTGAGCCAACTCTGGGAAGGTGATAACACCCCTATCAACAATCTTGAAAAGGATGTCGGAAACACGCTGCGCCTCATCGGCTTCGTATGAATACGCATTGAGCACCGCGGTAATACCCGCGGCTGATTCGGATGTTTCTGCAAGTCCTGCTGAGGCTGCCTTCGCAGCCGCCTCAAGCACAAGGATGCCGTCAGCACCTGCAAAGCCGCTTGATGAAATATCGTACAAACCTGCCGCAAGTGTTTCGGCGCTTTGGGGCAGGCGCTTGGACATTTCAAGCACCGAATCTTGCATTGCCTTAAACGCTTCAGGTGTTTCCTTTGCAATGCTGTTTACATTGAGCATTGCGGTCTGGAATGCCGCCGCCTTTTTTACTCCGTCAACCGCAAACGCAATGAGGGCACCGGCTGCAATGGCAGCCCCTGCTGCAATGGCTTTAAACGCAACGCCTGCAACAGAGCGCAGTTTGCCCATAGACTTGCCAACTTTGCCCATTACGGCACTTGCTGCATCCTTTGCAACAATGGCGAATACTGCGGTGCTAGTTGCGCTTGCCATTTAGTATTTAACCAGCCTTCCAATCATCCCAAAGAAACTCTTAGCAGTGGTGCCCATACCCGCCAGCTGCCCGCCGCGCCTGAACTGCAAAATTCTACCCCTAAACACGGTGTTGTTATAAAAGGCTTCCACGGTATTGTGGAATGCATCAACAGCCTTTTGCTCATTGGTACGGTTATCAACCGCCCTATTGACAAACTTGTTTGGCGTGATTGCTTTAACAGAAACAATGCCGCGCTTTGTCTTGCGCCTGCCGCTGGTGCCCTTCACCACAATCCAGCGGTACCACGGATTTTTCTTAGAGCCGCGCCCAGCAAAGAGCGGCCCTACCACTGCGCTTGGCTTGGAGTAGCGCCCAGCGCGTGCCTTCACACCTTTGGCAAGGTTTCCGCTCTTGCCACGCGGTGCCAGTGCCTTAATCGGCTTGCTGTAGGTACGCGCCGCGTTTACGGTTGCAAATGACATAAGCCGCCGGTACGCCGTGGGGTTTGAACCCTCTAGAAAGCCCAGCTCGTAGGCTTTGAACTTAGGGTCAACCTTAAGTGTGAAGTTAATGCCACCCTCAGCCACGCCGTACCCCTTCCTTTGGTTGCAGGTCTGTCATCAGCATAAAAGTGCGGAGCAGGTCACCCGCCTCCCAATCCATAACCTCGTGCGGTGGAATGCCGAACTCTTTGCCAACCAGGTGCGCAACAATTAGTGGGTCTGGCTGGATACTCCTACCCGCAGCTAGGCGCTGCGCATCCAGCCTTACCGCGGGGGGAGTGCTGCTACCGCATCGCTCCACGCCTGCACCGTTGCGGTGAGTGCGTCCATTGGGCAGTCAAGCACATCGGGCGCTGGTGCGCCGGTATCGTCAAGGAAATTGTGCTTAACAATCAGGTTGCCTAGCGCCTTCATTGCGCGTGCGCTGTCATTGCTTTGCAGCTCAATGAGCACGCGCGCGCTAATGCCCTCTGCCTTAAGTGTTGCCTGCCAGCCCTCAAAAGGTGCTGGCAGGTCAACGGTTACTGTACGAAACTCTGGCTTGCTCTGTGCCACTTTAACCCCCTCTACTATGCCCAGCCTTATGGCAAGGCGCTCAAATCGCTATTCACAACAATCTGCAGGCTCTTGGCGCTCACAGCGTCATATACCAGCGTGCCTTCAATCGCCATTGTAGTTAGGCCATCCTCAGCGCCAGCCATTGGCTGAACTGATGTAGGCACTACGAATGCGAGAATGTGCGCGCTGAAGCTTCCTGATGTCCAGGTGAGCCTGATGCCAACAGGCGTTGCAGCCTGGTAAGCGTCATACCACACGCTGACGGCTGAAGCGGTGCTGCTCACCGTTGCGGTCAGTGTGCCCATAAATGGGTTGCTTTCGCTGTGCGTGCTAAAGCTCGTGGTTCCCGCAAGGTACGCTTGCTTGGTAATACCAGCGTTGAACTCAAGTGAGAAATCAAGCAGGTATTGGAAAGCCGTACCGTCAGCGGTGCCTGGGAAGGCGGTGCCGTGCTGGAACATATTCCACAAACGCCCAGCCATAAATGGGCTGGTTGGCGTGCCGTCAGCAAGCGTTGCGCTGCTCTTGGTAATGGTCTGACCAAACAGGTTTGCGCTCAGGTTTGTCAAGCCGCTGCGGTCTGCCGCAATGGTGATTGACTCCGCAAGGCAGTAATCAACCACATACTGCTGCTGCCCATCGGTAGCCACAAGGCTGTAGGTTTTTGGGTCATTGGCAGTGGTCATTGAATAGTTGTAATCCCAGCCGTATGGCGCAGCCGTGCCGCTTGGCGTAACGGTCTTTGTCATTGATAGCCAAATTGGCAACTCACCAATGCTGATTGCTGGAACCGTTGCGCTCAGTGTTGGCTCAACGCTAACGATTGTGCCAGTGGTTGCGAGCAAAGGATTGCGGAGCGCAACGCTGCGCTCAGCGCCAAGCTCAATTGTGGTGCCCGTGGTGAGCATCCCCGTTGGGCTGACCAAGAGCTTACGCCCGCCGCTCGTGAGCGTTGGCGTGGTGCCTGGGGTGGCTTCACTGAAGGCCACCAGTTTGCTAAAAATCACATTACCGGCGCTGGCTGCTGGCATTACTCAAACTCCTTTTCAATAGCCGCTGGTGCGGCTGTCTTATTTACAGGCTTGGCAACGCCCGCCTGAATCCACGCCTGAGCAATAGTAGCAGGCACGCTGATTGTAGAGCCGTCAAGCGGTAACCCGCCTACAAACTCTCCACTAGCGAGCGAGCCTTCAACATACTGCACTTCAATCTGCTCTGAGTTTTCAGTTACTTTACGCGGTGGCATTAATCGCCTCCACGCTTGACACCTCTACGGTGGCTGTCACGGTTAGGTAATCCATCTCATTCCATTGGTCATTTCCAATGCTGGTGCCCGTCACGCTGGCTTGCGCCACCGCATCAGTGCCGTTAAGCGTTACCCCGTCAATGAGGCAATCACGCAGCCAGGTGCGCCAAGCCATCAGGTCTTGATACTTACGCCCCATATCAGCCTGAGGCTGTAGGTACACAGTAAGCGCAAGGTTAAGCGTTACCTGCCTATTGGCAGCGCCGTAACTCACGCTGTCATCAGCTGGAACAATCACCACTGCTGGCACCACCGCAAGATTATCTGGGGGGTATGCGTGCACCGTGCGCAGCGTGTAGCCGGTAGGCGGTGTTGCCGCCGTTAGGTGCGCTGCGAGCGCATTGATAATGGTGACATCGTTGAAGCTCACCGCGCCAACCCATCCCGCTTGCGGAATCCATCAAGCAACACCTGGGCTTCAGGATGCAGTGCGCGTGTCTGGCGCAAAATTCCACCCAGCTCCTGCGAGCCAATAATGCCGAATGGACTTGTCCTAGATGACCACACAGCACCAGCCTGAATAATCGCGGCTTGCTTCACTGCGTTTGGAACTGCAGGCCATCCAAATACACCCGTTACCTTCACGCCAAGATATACC